TCAAGAACATTTCTGGTTAACGCCGCCATTGAGGATCCATCCATCAACAGCTTCCCGCAGGTACGCTTTCGGGTGGGTCCTGACTGGCTTCGGAAACCCGTGCCGGTTGGTGTAGTTCCAGATTGTCTGGCGTGATGAAACCCCAAGCTTGTTCATCACTTCTTTTTCGGGAATCAGGCTGGTGTCGCTCATTGGTGTCTCCAGGCAAAAAAGAACCCGGCGCGGGGCCGGGCAAAAGGGATGATGTGGCAGTGCTTTCGCACCCAATAGCCAGCTCATAACTGGCTATCAGTTGCGTCACATGATGAATCCGGTCACAACAACCATTTCGATGCGGCCCTCATAAACAAGGATCGGTTCGCCAGTATCTACAGCTGAACCATCCCACTTGCCCACTTCTTCTTGAGCAAGGCCGCACTCAGTCGCCGCTTCCGCTGAATAGTCATTGGGCGATCCGAGTCGAAGGTTTACGCGTGAGATTGCATTCTCAATGTCCTCGTTATCCACCGAATTAATGTAATTTCCATGCGATAGCCGCAAGTCCTTCAAATCTTCTTCGTTTGCTTCAACGATAAAAAGATCAGTAGTTTCGGGGACATTTTCAAAAACTATCAGTACTTTCATGCTCTCTCCTCATGCCGCACGCTGGGCGCGCAGCTTCTTCAGGTGTTCTGCTGTTTCGATTTCTTCGGCGATCCGCTCGGCCTGTGCTTTGGTCAGCGGCTCGAATTCATGTTGAAAGCGGCCCATGCTGGCGATGCAGGTGCGACCGTTGCGGGTGTAGTGGATTACTTCGTGGGTAGCGCGGAGGATTTTGCAGGGCGCGCCGTGGTGATCGGCGTACCAGGTATTAGACTGGATTATCCTGAACATTGGGTACCACCTTAAATTCGATTACCCAGACCCAAGGGTTGTGCTTGAAGCTTTGATCCGGATAGATGCTGTCCCATAACCCGCGGAACCACAGCCATTTATCCATGGTCCCGCCGTAAGGCGCAGGATTTGCGGGATAACCTTCTTTCCCCGCGTCTTCATCGCTGACGCTGGCTAAGCGCTCCACTCGCATGCCGGTAATCTCCAAGGTTAGACGACTGGCCCAGCGCGGCATGTGAATCGAAGGCGTCCATTTACCATACGGGCCGTTGCCGTCTGCCGCATAAAGCAGAGCCGAACAACCAGCAGGCTCTTCATGATCAGGAACCGCGCAGAACGTTTCGCGCACCCAGATGCGATCGCCAACGTCGCCGAACGGGCAAGAAAACTGCTTTGAGCGCGCTTTAATTCCACTGGCGTCTTCTTGAGACCAAAAATACATTCCGATCTCATTGGCTATGGACGACTCAATAATGCGTCGCAGGCCAAACTCTGGAGTGTCTGGCTGGACCTTCATAATTCGCCGCGTTTGCGTTTTCCGGCCGTCGAGGATGGCGCGCACCATCTCTCCGTTAAAAATCATTCCGCGCTCTTTCACTGGATCCCCCTCTGCTTATTCTTCAACTCAATGACGGATTGGCAATCCGCGCACGTCTGGCAGCCGGGCACGGCAGCGCGCCGTGGTTCGGGAATTGGTTCGTCGCATTCTTCACAACGCTCAGCTGATACGTCGTTACGGTTCACTCGGTGAGCGGAAAGGGCAGCGTTACGCTGAGGCTCTTCAATCTCTGCTGCGGTGTCGATGATGTCCATGTTCAATGCTCCCGGAACTGTCGGTTAATACGGTTGAAGGTGAACGCCAGCAATAAAAAAGGCCGCTTTAGCGACCTGGTGATTAGTGCTTTCATGCTGCGCCGCCTTCATTCTTTTCGGCTTCGACCGCCATCTGCTCAAGCCGTCGCGATAGCTCGGCGGCCAGCGTCTGGAACTCTTCCTCGGTCGCCACCGGGATCGGCACAAATCGAATCCCGATGTGGGCCAGGTGATTGGCAATTTCGATGCTTTTTCTCAAATCAACTGGTGAGGCTCTGTTCATGCCGCACGCCCCAGCTCTGCGAGCCCACCGCGCACTGCATCAATGATGCGTTCGAGGTACTGATAATGATGGTTCGGCACTGACGGCCATTTTGCGTACCATGGATCATCGCCTAGCAGGTTAAGCAGCTTGTCGCCAACGAGATAATTGCAGCAGCTCGCCTTCACATCTTCAGCATCTTCAGCCTCATCCCACATTGTGCGGGCTTCATTACCGTCAATTTCCTGCTCACGACGCAGCCGGATAATCTCACCCTTAACGAAAGCGAGGTTGGCATCATTGTCATCATCTATTGTGCTTTGCAGCTGCGGATCGAAATAGCCGATAAGGTACTCATTGCTGACGCGCTTAATGAAGTCCTGCACGGTATCACCGCCCATAGCAAGCCAGGCACCGGTCCACGCCTTACCGAAGCAGGTGATGGTGATGCGACCCTTACCGGGCTCATAGTTTTCAATCATCACCCTAACCGGGTCGAGGCGTTCAACATCTGAAATGGTAAACGCCAGAACATCGCTTTTTTCAACCTTCACGATTCAACTCCGAAGCGGCGATTAAGCCTGCCTGTGTATACGACGAACTCCAGGAGGCTAACTCCCAGAGCTTCAATTTTCTTGTGATGCTTGTTGATGATGGGAGGGACCGTTTCGTTCCAGTTAGGCTTTGGCTTCTTGCGCATGGCCTGCTGGATTTCCTTGGTGCAGCGACGGCAGGCGGCGCGTATGGCGTTGTCTGTTTCTGGCGTCATGCGGCCTCCGTTTTCACAACTTGGATGGCGCAGCCGGGTAGCAATTCAACCGCGGCGGTGGCGCACTGATTGCCCCAGTGGTGCCAGCCCGGCGCCGCGCAGCGGCTAAATAACTCAATGCGCGGCACATCACCGTAAAGCAGCTCCAGCCGGTGGCGAACTTCCCACGGCTTTTCGCTGTGCGCGCCGAGCGGGCTGTATACCACCTGCTTAATCCCTGCGTGTTTTCGTTCCAGCCCGGCGCCGCGGGTGGCAATCAAAAGGTCTTCGGTATTGGCCAGGGTGTGGTTGCCGCCGTTCATGCGTGTCTCGGCGTTAAGCAGATCGAGGAAGTCGTAAAAGTCGGTGACTTCACCCTCGGCCAGCGCCTTGTTGATGCGCAATTCCGCGTTCTGATTCAGCTTCACCCAAGTAAAGCCCTTCATCGTGCGAACGGTAAATCCCCAAGCCTCGGCCAGCTCGATTGCCTCCTGGTTATGTGTGCCGGTGTACCACATCGCCAGCACTGCGTTTTCGGCGGCAAGCTCCCACACAGGCAGGCGCTTGATATCGATTAACTTCATGGTGGAGTAGTGGTCGGCAGCGGCGCCGTTGCTGATTGCGTTGCCGTAAGACCAGGGCGGATCAGCGTAGATAAGAGAGTATTTTCCGGTCATGCATCCTCCCGCTCCGGATCGTTAACATCCCAGCCATTACGCTCAATATTTGTTTGCAGCCGCTTATCTCCGACCTCTTCAATGCTGCGGCCGGTAATCTCTGCGACTTCAGCGTTTGAGTGTCGCCACAGCAGCGCCAGCTCTTCGAGTGACCACGCTTTCATAGCACTGACTCCATTTCGTCGATGTAGAGGCCCTGAGCAATGAGGCGGCGACGTCGGGCGGCACGCGCTATGCATTCCTGCCGTCTACCTTCCTGCGACTGCTCTATTGCGCGCCGGGTGAATAGCCGTGATTTGCCCTGCGGCGTTACGACCTTTGGCTTCGTAACGAGGTCGAAAGCGCGGTCGCAGATGCCGTCATCGTTGAGCCATTTTTCCGACTCAACGATCTGCGCTATCTGTCCGGAGCCGCGGGTGATGCCGTTGGCGACCCGGTTAAACTCGATGAGCGTTACGCCAAACTTCTCCGCGATTTCGCTACCGGTGACCGGGCGGCCGCGCGTCTGAATCATCCAGATAACGCGCTCACGTAGGCCGGAGAATTGCCCGGTTCGCCCGGGCCTGCGGTAAAAGGGTGTGCGTTTCATTTCCACTGCTCCCCGAACGTGAAGCCGATTTCCGCCAGCGCTTCGTCCATCTTCTCAATGAACTCCGGCACCATTTCGTTGAAGTCGGACATGTACTGCGGATCCCGCTCAACGACGACGTGGTGAATGCCTTCGCGTTTCATGCGCGGGTCGTAGTTTGCAAAGAACCAGGCATCTTTTCCGGTCACCCACATGCTGTACTGCACCTGGGCCATGTACGCAGACTTGATGGCTTCGAAACCGCCAAGGCGGAACTTCATGAAGTCGCGAGAGGTGAAAGGGCATTTAAG